CCACACCTTCGCAAATGGATACTGTTTTGCTCGACACACACCGCGACGAAGACACCGGCACAGAACACACGCTGTCTGCCGTTTTGCTTTGCAACACGCCTGATGAGGATATCGCCCGCAACATCGTGGTGAACTCTGAGCGGGATTTGCCGTGGCTGAAGATGGCGAACGAACACAAGGGCGAGGCCATCATCGTTGGTGGCGGGCCGTCACTTTCAAAACACCTTCTTGATATTCAGGCCATCCAATCAAGGGGTGGCGAGATTTTCGCGCTCAACGGCGCATCGGCCTATTTGGACCGTCATGGCGTATTCGTGGATCACCAATTCATGATTGACGCGAAGCCCGAAAACATCGCGCTGCTGGACCCCTACGCAGCCAATCACATTTTTGCATCGCAGGTTGATCCGCTGATTGTGGATTCCGTATCAAACCCGACCCTGGTTCATCTGAATTGGGCTGGCCTCGAAGACCACATCCCCGCTGACAAGAAAGATGCGGGCGGATATGCGTTGGTTGGTGGCGGCTTCGGCGCTGGCAATTCTGCAATCTGCGTCGCCTATGTGATGGGCTTCCGCAAGATCCACTGTTTCGGGCTGGATAGTTCCAACGCAGCCGATGCGTCTCACGCATACAGCCAGCCGATGAATGACGGGATGCTGTATGTGGATACAGCCTGGCAGGGCAAGACCTACCGCAGCAGCCTGCCGATGAAGGCACATGCGGAGCGGTTCCAGATCATTGCCCGCGAATTGCAGGCGATGGGCTGCGATGTGCAAGTGCATGGTGATGGGCTGCTCCCGGCCATGTGGCGCACGGACGCTGCCAACCTTTCGGAAAGCGAAAAATACCGCCTGATGTGGGAGATTGACGCATACCGGACAGTCTCGCCGGGCGAAGTTATGGTCCCCGTGTTTCTTGAGGTTGTGCGCCCTGATGGGCCAATCATTGATTTCGGGTGCGGCACGGGCCGGGCAAGCGTTGCGCTTATGGAAGCGGGGCATCTGGTGCTTGGCATTGATTTCGCTGACAACTGCCGTGACGACAAGGCCGCTGCAATGGTTCCGTTCATCGAAGCGGACCTGACGACTGCCGAAATCCCCGCAAGCGCGCCCTACGGCTACTGCACGGACGTTATGGAGCATATCCCCCCGCAGGACGTGGGTGCGGTTATTCACAACATCATGGAATCCGCCGAAAGCGTGTTTTTCCAGATTTCTACGGTTGATGATGTGTGCGGCGCATTGATTGGCGCGCCGCTGCATCTGAGCGTTTACCCGCACGACAAATGGGAATCAATCCTGAACAAATATGGCGAGATTGTCTGGTCAGAAGACCGTGGCAATGCGTCCCTGTTTCACATTGTAAGGAAGGCCCAATAATGGTTGATATGCTGACACCCGAGGCACATGGCTTTTACGTCGAGTTTGAATTGCGGCCCGAGGAAGACCGGAACGCTTCGATGGACTCCGGCCACCCTGTCTTTCGGGATGTTGAAGTTGCAATTATCACCATGCCGGGCGGTAGCCTTGTTGTGGACAAGATTGTTTCCCCGGAACTGCTGAACGAGTGGAAGAACGGCACGGATCGCAAGCCGCCGTCCCCGTTTGCCGTGCGCGCCTATGAGGCGTGGAAGGAAGGCCGGGAGGCCCCGGTGAACGGCATTGACCTGAAGAACTGGCCCGGCGTAACCCCGGCGCAGTTGAAAATGTGTCAGGGCATCAATGTCCGCACGGTTGAGGACTTGGCAACCGCCAACGCGGACACGATCCGCAAGCTGGGCATGGGCGGCGTGGCGCTGAAGGACAAGGCTGTTTCCTATATGTCCTCTGCCGACACGAACAAGAACAGCGAACAGGTTGCGGCACTTCGAGTGGAACTGGAATCCTTGCGCGAGGCGCTTGAGAAGCGCGACGAACAGATTACGGCACTCCTGGAAGAAGCCGACGACGAAGACAAACCCAAGCGGCGCGGACGCCCGCCCAAGCAGAAGGCAGCCTAGGCTATGAGCCTCTTGACCCTCATCAATGGCGCGCAGGACACGATTGGTCTTGTGCGTTCATCGACCGTCATATCGTCCACGGACGGCAATGTGCGGACGCTGCTTGCGTTGGCGCAGACCGAGGGGCGGGAACTGCTTGAGCGGTTCGCATGGCCGCAGACGCAGGCCGAGGCGACGCACACGACCCTTGCGGCTGAGTTGCAGGGCGAAATGGAGACGATTGCGCCGGGGTTTGGCTACATCATCAATCAGTCATTTTGGGACCGGACGTTGACGCAGCCGGTGACGGGGCCGCTTTCCCCGCAGGAATGGCAATTCCTTGTTGCCCGCGTGACGACCGGCCCATATGACAGCTTCCGCATCCGGCAGGGGAATTTGTACGCCTATCCGGCGCCAGCTGCTGGCAACGATTGGCGGTTTGAATATCAGACGGTGAATTTCTGCGAATCGAGCGGCGGCACGGCACAGAGTGCTTGGGCTGCTGATACGGACGTTGGCATCCTGGACGAAAACCTCATGCAGCTTGGCGTGGTCTGGCGGTTCAAGCAAAAGAACGGCTTGGACTATTCCGAGGATTTCCGTTCGTATGAGCAGAAGATTGCGAACGAAACAGCGCGGGCCGGTGGGCGGCGCATTCTCAACATGGCGGGCGGCGGTTATTCGACCGGCGTCTATATTCCAGAAGGGTCATGGTCGGTATGACGACGCACCCGCAGAGGGTTTTCGGCTAATGCTGCGCCAGCCGCTATCCAACAACTCCCGCAAGGCACCGACACACCAATCGGTTAGCGTCCCCGCGCCCGTCAAAGGATGGAACGCGAAGGATTCGCTTGCCGATATGGACCCCGATTGGGCGGTCACGCTAGACAACATTTTTCCGAACCTGACGGATATTGAGCTCCGCTCCGGATATGCCTCGCATGGTACAGGCGTCGGGTCGGGTGCTGTGGAGACTTTGGCTGCATGGGCGGGGCCATCATCCTCCAAGCTGCTTGCGTGCGGTGGCGGGGCTATTTATGACGCATCCTCGCCGGGCGCTGCATCTTCGATTGCGACGAGCAAGACAAGCAACCGCTGGCAGACAACCATGTTCGGCACGGCAGGCGGAAACTTCCTCTATATGGTGAACGGTGTTGATGCGCCGATATATTATGACGGTTCGAGTTTCACCACGCCAAGCCTGACAGGCGTGACCGCGACCGAGATTGTCGATGTTATCGCGCACCATCGGCGTTTGTTTTTTGCATTCACTGACAGCTTGGTAATCGGCTATCTGGCGGTGAATTCCATCACAGGCGCGGTGTCCACGTTTGACCTTGGCGGGCTATGCACAAAGGGCGGCAGCATCCAGGCGCTTGCCTCATGGACGCGCGACGGCGGATCTGGCCCAGATGATATTTTCGTCGCAATCACGACCGAGGGCGAAGTTATCCTGTATTCAGGGACGGACCCCGGCACGGCAGCGGATTGGCTGCTTGTTGGGTCGTCGTTCAGCATTGGCAAGCCCCTTGGCCGTCGCTGCATTGAAACGGTGGGTTCTGATCTGATTGTGACGACGCAGGACGGGGCCATCCAGCTTGCCTCGATGCTTCCGATTGATCGCGTTGGCGCGGCTGCAAAGGCACTGTCTGATAACATTCATAATGAGTTTCTGGCCTCCGCACGGTCCTATGGGTCAAACTTCGGTTGGCAGTCCATCCATTACCCTCAAGGCTCCTACGCCCTGTTCAATGTCCCGCTGTCGGCCACCACGTCGCAACAGTACGTTGCCAACACGCTGACGGGCGCTTGGTGTTGCTTCAAGGGGCAGAACGCGGCCTGTTGGGCGATATTCAAAGGGGATATCTATTTCGGCTCCACAACGGGCGGCGTGGTCTATAAGGCGGACACTGGCACGTCTGACAACGGCGCGAACATTGAATATACGATCAAGCCCGCGTTTAACTATTTTGGAAAGCGCGGCGTCAACAAGCTGTTTACACTCTGCCGCCCGCACTTCACGGCCAACGGGTCACTGAATGTTGCGATTGATTTAAACGTTGACTTTGCGACGACCACGCCAACCAGCATCCCGTCATCGTCAACCCTCAACGCGGCGTTGTGGGATGTGTCACTCTGGGACGAGGCGAACTGGTCAAGTAATATTAACGTGGCCGATTGGTTGACAGTTTACGGTATTGGCGACTGCGCCACGCCTGTTATTCGCGGGGCAGAGAACGCGCTCACGATGAAGTTCTCAAGTTACGATGTAATTTGGCAGGTGGGGAACGTGCTGTGAGGCAGCTTGTATTCGGGCGCGATGATGAACTGGCCGCATGGGCTGAGGCGGAATATCCCGAGTGCGCGCCTCTATCCCGGCCCCTGTCAACCATCGGCGTTGCGGACACAAGCGGCAAGATTTTAGCGGTTGCCGTGTATCATAATTTCGTCTATCCTAGCATAGAAATCACTTTCATCGCTTCGACCCGTTCCCGTTGGGCCACGAAACCGATAGTCAAGAGTATCTTGCATTATCCGTTTTTTCAGCTCAACGTGAAACGTCTGACAGCCGTGACAGCCAAATCAAACAAGAAAGCGCGCAAACTCAACGAGGCCATCGGCTTCGTGCTTGAGGGCGTTCACCCGTATGCGATGGGCGGCAAGACTGCCTGTTCCTACGGTCTGTATCGTGATGCAGTCATCGCCAAATGGTTCCCGGAGGCCGCATAATGGGTAAGAAGCAATCACAGCCGCAAGCACCCGATCCGATGGCTACGGCAGCAGCGCAGGGCGTAATCAACAAGGAAACCGCCATCGCACAGACGCGGTTAAACCAGGTTGACGAATACACGCCTTACGGCAATTCGATATTCACGCCGACCGGCGAGGTCGAAGACGGCATCCAGCGATTCCGGCGCGACACGACGCTAAATCCCGAACAGCAAGCGATTGTTGACCAGCAGACAGCCATTTCCGGCAACCTCAACACGTTGGCTGGGGATCAGCTTGGCCGCGTTCAAAGCAACCTTGCAGACCCATATGGCTATGACGACCTTCCGGGTGCGCCAGTGGCCGACGCCGCAGCGCGCCAGGAGGCCATTGACGCGATGTATGGGCAATATGAATCCCGTCTAAACCCGCAGTTTGACCAGCAGCAGACGGCACTTGAAACGCGGCTTGCCAATCAGGGCATCGGCGTGGGTTCGGATGCCTACAATCAGGCGATGGAGAGTTTCGGGCGCACCCGGAATGACGCATATCAGTCGGCGCAGAATCAGGCAGTCGGAGCTGGTGGCGCAGAGCAGTCCCGCTTGTTCGGGTTGCAGGGTAATGCGCGTGAGCGGGCAATACAGGAGTATGAACGCCAGCGCAACGCGCCGTTAAACGAAACGAACGCTTTGATGAGTGGCACGCAGATTCAGAACCCGACATTCTCGCCAACCCCACAAACAAGCATTGCGAACACGGACTACACCGGACTCGTGAACCAGCAGTATGCCGGGCAGATGAATGCTTACAATCAGGGCCAATCTCGAAACAACGCCGCAATGGGTGGGCTGTTTGGCCTAGCCGGATCAATCGGCGGTGGTCTTGCTGGCGGGCCGTTCGGCGCTGCTGCGGGGAAGGCTATATTCTCCGACATTCGAGTCAAGCAGAACATCTCGAAGGTCGGCACGCTGGACAACGGGCTCCCGGTCTACTCGTTCCAGTACATCGACGGCGGGCCGCAGCAAATTGGCCTCATGGCGCAAGACGTTGAACATGTTCACCCGAACGCTGTTAGCGAAAACGCGCAGGGAATCAAGATGGTTGATTATTCGGAGGCTGTTCTCTAATGGCTATAAAGAACGTTTCATTCTACGGACAGGGCCAGCGCGCCCCGCTTGGCGGCGGTCAAATCCAGAGCGCATATCAGGATGATCCGCGCCGCCAGATTGCACAGAACCTTATGCAATCAGGGTCCAGCACGGCCCCCGTGCAGAGCGTGACCGAGGGGATTGCGCGCGCATTGTCTGGCGCAGCGGGCGGATATTTCGCAGGTGAAGCACGACGCGACCTGAAGGAGAAAGAGGCGGCGTATTCCGGCAATATTGCGGCAATGACGCAGGCTCTTGTTGGGGGTCAGCCAGTAACGCGCCCAACTCCGGGCTTTGTTGGCCCGATGGGCCAGACCAAGGGCGGCATTCAAGCGGCATTGGCAACGCTGCCCCAAGGCGCGGAGTATGATTCAGTCCGCAACCAGCTTGGTATGCAGATGTATAACGACAAGCGCACGACGGCGGCGGCGCAGGAAGCGCGGGCGCAGCAGTTGGGCGATGAAGCCAGAAAACGCGGTTTTGATGTTGACGACCGCGAAGACAATCAACGCGCGGCAGCTGACCTACAGAACAGCAAGCCCGACAAGTTCGCGAACGGCTTTGTTGGCGCAGACCCTGAATCACCCACAGGATTTAGCCGAATGCAGGTTAACGACGCGGGAGAGACTCGAAATCTTGGCCCCGTGGCAGCGCCGCGCGCGATGTTCGACGAGAACAAGGGTTCAAAGGAATCAAGGTCCAAGGCGCTTGACTCCCGTTACGAAACGGCCACGGAAAACCTCCGCGAAGCTGACAACATCATGGTGGATGTGAACCAGATGCTTGAACTTGTCGGCAACGTCGAAAGCGGATGGGGAACGGAGTTTAGGGCAGAGGGTATAGCCGCGATGAAGGCGCTGGGCTTTAAGGTTGATGACTCTTGGCTTGCTGATGTGCAGACCATGCGATCTAAGTCGATGGACTTTATTCTCAAGAGAATTTCGAAAACCAAGGGTGCAATTTCTGAAAAAGAGATGGTCGCATTCGCGAAAGCAAGTCCTGGATTAGCGAATACGCAGGAAGCCAATCAACGGATTCTCGGTCTAGCGTCTAGGGTCGCTGAACGACAGAAATATGTGAGTCAAGCGATTCGCGAAGGATACGGCGCAGAGGGCATGACGCGCAAGAAACTGGACGACATAGAGATTGAAGCGCGGGCGCAATGGGACAAAGACAACGGGGGCGTTGTTAGTGGCGGTGGATCTGCGAAAGAGCAGCAATCGGTTGTCCCAAAACTAACCAAAGAACAGGAAGACCTTGTTAACCGAAACCTGAACACAGGCCCATAATGGCCGAACTCAATAAGATATTAGAAGCCCTTGCGAATGCAGAACGCGCGGGAAACACTGAGGACGCGGCGGCGCTTGCTCAGATGGTGCGCGACACCCAAGACGCCGCACCGGACATAGCGGGCGTTGGCATGGATGAAGGTCCAATCGCCAACCTTGTGGGGAATGACCAGAAGGAAGCCGCGCGGTTCCAGAAATTATACGGGGGTCTTTCGAATGGCGAACCCGTTACACGAGTAGAGGCGGCGTTGCGGGGTTTTCAGGCAGGCACGTCTGCCGGTCTAGGGCCGCGCGTATCATCTACGATTAACACATTGCTTGACCCATTGCGTGGGAAGGGCGAGGGGCTTTCCTATTCTCAACGGCGAACTCAACGTCAAGGATATGACCAAGGCCGCTTAGAGCAGTCTCGCAAGGAGTATCCC